GGGCAGAAGATCTCGCGCGGCAGCATCCCGAACATCCCGGTGTTCCGCTTCGGTGGCGGAGGCTTCTTCATGCGGTTTCCCGTCAAGCCAGGTGACTTCGGCTGGTTGAAGGCGAACGACCGGGATGTGTCGCTGATGTTCCAGCGCGGCGGCCGGGAGGATTGGCCGAACACCGAGAGGTTGCATTCGTTCTCCGACGCGATGTTCTTTCCTGACACGATCAAGGATTGGGCCATCGACGGCGAGAACGCTGATGCGCTCGTCCTGCAGTCCATGGATGGCTCGGTCTGCATCTCGTTGCACGCCGGCGAGGTGCGTATCAAGGCGCCCAAGGCGAAGGTGGAAATACCCGAGACGGAATGGATCGGGAGCATCGAGTTCAAGGGCAACGTGGCCACCAGCGGCGGGAACGTGGCGATGTCAGGCGGCACGTTGACGCACAACGGCAAGAACATCGGAAGCACCCATACCCACAACGGGGTGCAACCCGGCAGCGGAAACTCGGGAGGCCCCAATTGATCTCGTTTCAGACCGACGACGACAACGACTTCGTGACGCTGCCCAACGGCAATCTGGCTATGGTGACCGATCGCCAGGCCGTGGCCCAGGAAGCCAAGCATTTCGCCGCCACGGCGCGCGCGGAGATGATCCACGCTTATGACGAGGGCATCCCGTTTCTGCGCGAGGCATTCAGCAAGCAGCCGAACCTGGCGCAGTTCGAAGCGTCCCTGCGCCGGCGCTTGCTTACGACCCCGGATGTGACGGGCATCTTGAGCCTCGTCACCCAAATTGAGGGCGAAACGCTGAAGTACACGGCGACGCTTCAGACCACATATGGCACGGTAACGATCAATGGCTGATTACAGTTTCATCGCAAACCGCGGCGTCATCGTCGTGGATACGGCCACCACGCGGGCACAGGTGGAAGCCGAATTCCGCGCAGTGTTTGGCGAGGACATGCCGACGGATGCGGCCACGCCCCAGGGCATGCTGATCACCCGCATCACCGAGGAGCGGGACGCGATCGCCCGGAACAACGCCGAGCTCGCCAACCAGATCAACCCGAACCTCGCCGGCGGCGTGTTTCTGGACTCTCTCGTCGCGCTGACTGGCGGTAGGCGTCGAAGCAGCGTGCGGTCGTTGATCATCGGCGCGCTCCTTGGTGGTATTCCCGGCACGAACGTTCCGGCCGGATCGATCGCCGAGACCGATCAGGGTGAGCAGTTCGAACTTGTGACAACGGTCGTCCTTGATTCGGGCGGCACCGCCTCGGGAAACCTGCGCGCCCTGCAGGACGGCGAGATGGTCGTGCCGCCTGGCGGGCTGAACACCGTAGCCTCCAGCGTCTTGGGATGGGAGACGATCACCAACCCCGTGGCGGCGCTTCCGGGCCAGTTGGAAGAGAACGATGTTCTCTTGCGGCGCCGGCGCGCGCAGACGCTGGCACTTCAGACGACTTCGATCAACGAGGCGATCGTGTCGCGGCTCTACAGCATCGAGGCGGTGCGCTCGTGCTACTACCTCGAGAACTATGCGGACGTCGACCAAGTCATCGACGGCATCCCCATGCGCAAGCACAGCATTTGGGCGTGCGTGGAAGGCGGCACGGAACAAGAGGTTGCGCAGGCACTTTTCGAGACCAAGACCGTCGGCGGCGGCTACAACGGCGCGGTCGTCGTCCAGGTTCCGGACCCGGTTAACGGACGGCTGTACGAGGTGAAGTTCGACCGGCCGGAGGAGGTTGCGCTCCTCATCCGTGTCACGGTGAGGGCAAGCACGCTGGACGTCCAGCAGCTGATCCCGGACTTGGTCATGAACTGCGTCAACGGAGATATTGAGGGCGACGTGAGCTTTGTGGTGGGGAGCGACGTGTCGACCTTTGAAATCGCCAGCGCCATCAACCAGCAGGAGCCGACCATCTTTGTGAAAAAGGTCGAACTGTCGGTTGTAGGGTCAGGCGTGTGGTCCGCTGACTCGATGGACATTGCGCCCGACCAGATCGCCCGGACCCAGCGCAGCTCCATCCAGGTGGTGATTGCATGAGCGGAACCCAGCAATTCGACTTTTCGGTCGACCTGATGCGGTCGATCCTATGGCAGTACGAGGGCGCGCCGCGGGCGGTGGCGCTGTCGCGGAATGATCAAGCGTGGATCGACACACACCAGATGGACTTCTGGCGCGCATGGCATCGGGACGTCTTCGATCTGGACTCGGCCAATGAATTTGGACTAGCGGTCTGGGCGCGCATTCTTGGCGTGTCGCTCGAGATCGGTGAGCCCCGCCGGGTTGAGGGGGTATTCGGCTTTGGCACCGAAAACAAGAACTTCGGCAATGGCAATTTCGGGCGCTCCTCCGACGGCCAGGTCAGCCTGGATATCGAGTCCGCGAGGAAACTGCTGAAGCTGCGGTGGTTTCAGCTGACCATGCGGCCCACGGCGCCGAACATCAATCAGGCGCTGGCGAGCGTATTCGGTGACGGCATCGCCTACGTGGCAGACAGCTACGACATGAACTTGGTCACCTTTTTCTTCACGCAGGCACCGGACTACCGGTTGCGACGCCTGTTGGAGAGAACGGACATCCTTCCCCGGCCGTCCACAGTGGGGGTCGGTTGGAAGGTGCAAGTCAAACCCTCGTGGGGCTTTGGCCCTGAACACCTCAATTTCGAAAACGGAAACTTCGGAGCGTAAATGGCTACCAGGATCTACAAAACGTCGTTTGCTGCGACGGGCGATAAAGAAGCGCTGGCAACCGCCGACCAACCGGACGGCAAGGTATCGCTGCAGGCTGGCTGGACGCCGGATTACGAGCTGCCCAACGACAACGCCAATTACCGTCCGGTGGGCCGATCCGAGATGAACGGCATTCTCAACGAGCTCACGGAAGGGCTCGGCGAGATGCAACTGAATGGCTTTGCGAAATGGCAGGCTATCGACGGCGGTTGGCCCCTTGGTGCCCAAGTTAGCCATGGCGGAATCGTCTACAAGTCGACGAGTGCCGATAACGTCGCCGAACCAGGCCCAGGCGTCGCAGGATGGGTGAACCAGAACGCTGGAGCGCTGCTCCGAACGTCGGTGTACCGCAATTCCGGGGGCACTCAACAAGTGAGCGTTGATGGCGGCGCGTTCACGACCACGGGGGCAACCACCTTCACCAAGTTGGCCCAATCAAGTTCGGCCATCATCAGGGTCGGCGGTGGAGGTGGCGGCGGCGGTGGCTGCCAGGCGAATGGAGCTGGCGCTACCTCTTGTGGTGGTGGCGGCGGTAGTGGCGCGTACGCCGAAACTCGCTTGACGTCTGGGTTTACCGGGCAGGTTGTGACTGTTGGCGCGGGCGGGGCCGCTGGCGCGGTTGGCGGTGGTGGCGGATTTGGCGGTTCGTCAGCTTTCGGTGCGATTGTCACAGCGCCGGGCGGAGGCGGTGGCGCCGTGGGGCTTACTACCTCATCGTTTCCTCTAGTCAGCCAATCTGGCTCACGCGCAGGCCCCGCCACTGGGGGCAATATTTTGAACTCCACTGGCACTCCCGGGGATAACGGCGTTGCGCTTGCATTGAATCGCATCATGGGGGGAGCTGGCTCGAGTTCCGTATTCGGTGGTGGCGGGGGCACGCCTATCGCGGGCGGCTCCGGCAATGATGGCGGGGCATATTGCGCGGGCGGTGGCGGCGGT